ACTAGCACTAGTGGAAGCCGCCAAGATTTTACTACCATTTTCTAACTCCAATGAACCTTTATTCCATGATATGATTCCTTGCTGCATCCATTTAGGTAAGTTTTCATATGCAGTCTGCAATCTACCTAGCAAGTCTCTAGCAGTTGCTGCCTTGTTAGCAAGAATACCAATATTTACATTATCATTAAATACCGCATAATGTAATAAGTATGATACCGATGTTGTAGACTTACCAGTCTGACGAGGCATCTTACAAATATTAAATCTATTCTCATGAAAATTAGTAATTAATCTCTCTTGAAAATCATATGGTTCAAAAGGTACAAGACCTTCATCCAAACTTACAATCTTTACATGATTTTTTGCAAAATATACTGGATCATTCTTACATGCCATAAACTCAAGAATTTGTTCTTTCGTAAATTCTTGTTGGACATTGGCTTTCTTTAAAAGCGGATTACCAAGATAGACTTCATCAATTGCCATACTAATTCATTAATAATGGTTCGCCTGGTTTATATGTAGACACTTGATAATTCCAGATCTTAGCACCTGGATATACTTTATGAATTTGATCTCTAATTTCTTTTCTTGATGGTGTTGTTACTTGAGGAAAAAATGTCTTTAACATATAATTTTGACCTCTCCATGCCAAATACACATCAATTATATTACCAACCTTAGGTGCAATTCTAGTTGCTTCTGCTAAATCTTCATAAGGAATATTTGATTTAGGTGAAACCATAGGTTCTGGTTTAATTATATCAATAGACTCAATTTCTGTTGGTTTAAAATCATCTCTCCAATCAGAAGTGTTGTAATTATCAACTACCTCCTCAAGTATCTTATCACCTATTCTAACATTATGCTCTTCAAACCATCCTCTATTTACTTCTAATGCATATTTAATTTCACCAAAAGAGTAAACTGGAAGAGGATTATGTGGTTTTAATTCTTTAATACTATCAACTGTCCCATCTTCCTTAATGAATGCAATATCCAAAGGAATCTTGGTATTTTTCATATGAAAAGATTGTTGCTCTACACTATCAAATATAAACAACATTCCACTATCTTTTTCCAGACTTTCTCTGAACATCAATCCCAATCTGAAATCTGTTTCAGAGTCGGGAACTTCTATATTAAGTGGTAAATCTATATGGATATTCATTACTGGTAAGCATCCTTACCTTTTATTTATCATCAAATAAGTGGTGCTTTGATGTACCAGCATTATCATTTGATATATTTCCTATTCCAGTTTCTTCAGTCTCCTCTAATTCATACTCCCAATCTTCTATAACTGTATTAGATAAAAATCTATCAGAAAGAAGATCCATTTGTTCTCTTGCCACCTCTTCACTCTCTGCATCAAACCAAAAATCAATTGCCTTGCCAATCCTCAACAAATGAGGTTTAAGTTTAGGAGCAACCAAATGTGTGTTATTCATTACTGCGTTACCAGCAGCATCCGATACAGATCCTCTTAATCTGACATGAACAAGGGCTTTAAATCTCATCTTACCTCTCCTTCTACTAGTCCAGTTGTTTTAAGTAATAATTTAGATGCTGCTCTAGCACCTTTACCTGTACTATAATAGACCTCTTGTATCAATCTATTACCCTTAGCATCATCACCAACGATAGTAAAGAATTTTCCAGTACCTTTACCACCTGCTTTTCCTCCTACATTCATACCTGTATTCATTATTGCTGGTGCTGTAATCAAACAAAATGGTCCCATAAAAGCACAACTACCTAATCCAGCAGCAAAACCTACTCCTGCACCAGCAGCACCACCAGCAATTCCACCTGCTACATTAAAGTCTTTCTCTTCTGTAGTCCATTGAACCACATCAGTTATATGTCCTTCGGATGCTTTTACTCCTGCCTCATCTATTACTACCTCACAAGGTTGCCACTTCTCTTCAACAAGACACTTAGGTGCTTTAGGTTTATGTGTTGGTGGTCTTGATCCTGGTCTAATAGAAGATGCTAGTACCCCAGAAGGCACTAGCATCATAGCAGTCATTGTTGCTAATATCTTTTTCATTTTAGAAATTTTTAGGATGAGTTGTTACATCACCATGAATCTCACCGATATCATCGATGTGTGCATGATCAATCTGTTCAATATGCAAATGTTCAAGAGCAGCAGCAATTCTTTCAAGTGCTGATGCAATACGACCAAACTCTTCACTCATAATCAAATCCAGCGTGAAACTGTTAATTCTATACTATTATCATCCATTTCCCACTCTTCGTCAACCTTAAATCCCAATTCCTTAACCTGATTATGAACTGTCATACGAGCATACTGTTGAGTAACCTTTTCAATAAACCGTTTTGGAGGTATAGATTGATTCCATGTTTGAATATCTGCTACTAATTCATATTCACCATCATTATTCAAACGAAATCCAATATCATTCCCAATAGAAACATCAACTTTTACCTTCTCATGTTGATGATTAATAGGGTTTATTAATTCTTGATCCTCTTGAACATCATACTGAAGAAGTTCTAACGCTTCAAGTAGTTGTGGTTTGTTCTTGATTTTCGTTTTGATTGTGCTGAAGTGCGACATTGTTAGAATAAAATTCAGGTTTAAATTGACGGGTTTCTAGAGTTCCAAGTTTTTCTTCTATAGCTCTAGTAATTTCTACACACTCATGAGAAGTTGTGCCAGTAACCTCTTCTGTTACATGACCATCTTGTCTAATTGTAAACTTAAGTGTTTGTTGCTCAGGCATGATAATCAATAATTACAAACATTATAGCATATTTATCGTTCAACCGCCATTACCACCGCCATTGCCACCGCCATTACCGCTAGACCCGTTGCCACCATTACCATTACCATTCCCACCATGTCCATTCCCATGAGCATGTCCGTTACCGTTTTCGCCGTTGCCATTACCATTTTTTTTATCATGTGCTAGATATCCGCTTCTACCTATATGATATCCACGGGGAATTTTTTTACATTTTTTGTCTTGGAAACACCAATACTTACCATCAGGACATTTCTTTGCTTCCTGTGCTTCACCCATAAATTTGGAAAAATTTTTCATAATCCTATGATTGTTAATGGGTCTGATGTAACCGTTGCTATACCAGTCGCACTTAATTTAACTCTATTACTTTCAAAGTTTAATTCGCTCATGTTACCTAAACTAGTTCCATCACTAGCAATACCTACTTGTCCAGAACTATTAAGTTGACTCAGAAGTCTAGGCATTTGCTGTCTCCAGTACAGAAAGAATAACTTTTAAAGTACTATTATCACCTGCTTCAGCGGCAATATAATCACTAGTTTCTAATACTAATTTTCCATCTAAAGGAATATAAGCATCAGCAACAGGAACACTTGCTCCCTTAATAATTTCTGTTGTTGTGGAAGTTCTCTTATGAGACATAGTAAGAGTAGTTGCTGCTGAACCATAATTGGTTACATGAGCATACAAAACTATTCCTGTATAACCTGTAGGAGCAGTATATACTGTTTGACTACTTGTAGTAAGTTCTTTAGTATATGTTTTAAATCTGTTAAGTGCGAGTGCCATATTAACTTAATGCTAGGATAAACGGAGTCATTTCTGAGAACAAACTCTTACTAAAAGATCGTCCACTAATTGTACCAGTTTCTTGATTGATTTGCAAATCATCACCAATTCTAAAGTTACCTGCTTGGTCTGTACTGGTATAAAGAACCTTACCACCATCTAAAGTAACTACTTCATTTTCTTGATTGGTAACACCACCTCGTTTTGGAGTAGCAGTAACAATCTGATTACCAGAACCAACATATTCAAATGTATGAGAACTAGCAACAATTCTACTGCCTTGAGCAAAAAATGCAGTAGAACCAACACCTACACTATTAAGTAAATTAGTAGCAAGAGTTAATGTAGTAATTCCAGCAGTAACTGGAGTTGAACTATTTATTGTATAGTATAATGGTTGCATCAATGCAGTAGCAGTTGCAGTATCACTACCAGATTCTGGTGCAGAAATTGTTACATTAGGAGTTCCTACATACTGATTACCACTACTAATAATCGTAATACTTGCAACACTATCTCCTTCAAGAGTTGCAAAAGCAGTACATGTCTCACCACTAGGACCAGTAGGAGCATCAACAGTTACAGTAGGAGTAGCACTATATCCAGCACCACCAGATGTAACTGTTATGGTAGTTACTTCTTTATAAAGTTCATCAAAGTAAACTAACTGTCCATCATAAGGTCTATCTACATCAATCTTTGCAGTACCACCAGACACATAACCATGTGAAACAGTAGAAATACCAACATTAACTACAAATTTTCTAACTGAAGGAATTGCATCTACATCAAAGATAAATGGTGTTTGATATGGATATGTTTTATTTCCATAAGCACATGACATTTGAATACCAGAAAGTGTAACTCCCATTCCTACTTGGAAATTATGGTTTGTAGTTGTTGTTACTGTTGCTACACCACTTAAATGATCATACTGGAAATTGGATATATTTAAAGTAGGTGTACTTACATTTACATTGATATTTGGTTGAGATATTGCAGCAGTAGCAGATGTTTCACCTGTATACTGTAAATCACTTACTCCTCTTGCAACTAAACCATAACTACCAAAACTACAGTTACTATTTGCTATATCTGCTTGACCACCTTTATCTACAGTAACTGCTTCATTAGTACAAATAGTGAATAATGAAACTAACTGAGCAAATCCTCCGTTAGTAACAGCAACACCAACTCCACCTTGGTTATACTGAGTAAAGGCATCTACATTCATTGCTTTCAATGATCTTGCTTGATCACCATCAATATAAAGTCCAGTTCCTGTTGTAGTATCACTCGTACAGTTTTGAATGTATGGACCTTTCCATTTACCACCACCTACATTTTCTGCTATCTCATCAGTAGGGAAAGAAACCGCAGCAGCAGGGTGTAAATGCTCCTTGAAGGTCATGTTTGCTAACTTAACACCCTTTCTTACATGGAATATATTATTAGTCTTTGTAGCACCACTTACATTGACTGCTCTTTGATCATCACCAACAACTGATACAAATGCAGGAACTTCAATTGGATTTGCTTCCTCATAACTTCCAGATAATACCTTAACTGTTGTTCCTGATTGTGCAACGCCAACAGCTGATTTAATTGTTAAAAATGCATTATCAATTGATGTACCATTATTATTATCATTGCCATCTTTAGCAACATATAAGACATTAGGTGCAGAGTTAATACCAGATGCAGTGCCACTAATACTTACACCAGCACCAATGAAAATAGTTGAATTAGTAACTGTAACAACACCAACATTAATTTCATTATTATCACCATCAATAGTAATTGAAGCAGTACCAATAGTTAATATACCAGTAATTCTTGCGTCACCTTCTACTAATAATGCAGTAGTAGCAGTTCCTGTTTGTACTTCTAATCCACTTCTAAAGGTACTGAGACCTAGAGAATCTACATGCTGTACATCATCATATGTTATTGTTCCTGCAACATTTACATTTCCAGTTGCCTCAATATCTCCCTCAACAAATAGTTTAACATCAGCTTTAGCAGTAGTACCAATACCTACATTCTTAGATGTACTAACACCAACAGAATCTGAACCCCAAGTACCAGCACCACCGACATTACCTGCCTTTGCTACCCACTTAGAATTTGATGTACTGTATTGAATAATATAATTATCTGCTATACCACCACTTACATCAACATCTTCTAAATCATCAAGACGAACAGCACCACCACCTCCAAGAGTTGCTAGTTGTTGCTGAACTCTATTAACAAATAAACGATAATGCTCTGCTAACTTATCAAAAGTTACATACTTCTGACCTATCGGAGTAAGAGGATCTGAGTTATCTACATCAGGAGGTATATTTAAAAGACCTTCTGTAAGAACTTGTTTTTCGTCAAATTTCTCAAGAACTTCCTCTAAATGCCTTACTTTACTTGTAAGTTCCTTACTCTTTTGCTCAATCTTATCTACTTGAAGTTTTTCTAATACTGTTTCAAATTCCCTTCTTATACCTTCAATATGCTTTTCATTTACAACAAAATCAATCTTTATTCCTTTTAACTTATCATCTAAATCCTTCTGAAATTCACCTACATTTGATTTTAAATCATCATAATATTTTGTAGTACTAGTATCTAAATTTTCCTGCAACTCGCAGATATTACCTTCTAAATTCTCTTCTAATTTTTCAATCTTTTCGGAGAAAGCATCTAAAGTACTAGAATACTCTTGAAGTTTTCTATCTTCATTAATCTCTCTATTCTTAAAATCTCTCTTAAAGATATCGGATAGTTGCTTTGATTCTTCTACCAGATTTTCAATCTTTACAATCTTCTCTGCTAGAATATTATTAACAGAAGTATCCTTATCTTTAACCTGTTCATGAATTGATGTAAGACCAATATCAACTACTGATATCTTTTCATCTAAGGTAACAATATCATTTGCTAATGCTTTAAATAACTTGTTTATTCCTTTCTCAGTATTTGCTCTAGATTCCTCAATCCCTTTTATATTCTCTTCTACTGCTTCAATATCCTTCTTACAACCTTTCTTAGTAGACTTTAATTTTCCTTCTACTAATTCCTCACTTTCACTAATTCTATCTTCTACCTTTAATTCTGTTTCAGCAAAAAACTTCTGATACTGTGGAAGTTCTTCTTCTAGTAATGCCTTTACTTTTTCACCAATACCCTTAACATCTTCCTTAATTGAAGAAAGACTTTTCTCATTTACACCTTCAATACCTTCAGTTATTGTAGCAATCTCTTTGTAAATATCTTGTCCAAAATCTTTAAAAGATTCTGCTACACTCTCTTTAAAACTTCCAAATCTATTATCAACTCTAGTCTCAGAATCGACAATTAACTTTTTATATGCAGGTACTTCTTCACCCAAAAATTGTGATACACTATTAGATAATGAATCAAATCCCTGATTTATTTCTAATAAAGTATTTGAATTAACTGTTTTTACTTTATCTTGAACATTTCTTATTGACTCTTCTACAAACAATAGATGAGCCATCATGGCATCATCTAAATCTTTTCTATCAATTAAATCTGTAATACTTTCTCTTATCTCTTCTACTGAAGATGATAAAGTTTCTACCTTTTCAACATTAGACTTAAATGTACCAAAGGTTTCAGTGAAGTCTTTAAGTGCTTGTAAGTTATTTAAATTACCTTTAAAAGAATCAAAAGCTTCCGAAATTCGCTCAACCTTTTCAGGCTTAGCATTCTTTAACTCTTCCTTTACATTATCAAAAGGAGAATTAGGATTCTTATCGTAAAATTCTGATGGCTTTTTAAGTGGCACCTTTATTTCTACTCCATCTACAAGTATATTTATTCAGACTTATTTGGTGGTATTTGACCTTTGATTAATTTGGCAAGGTCTGCTGTGGAACCAACAAAAAGTGCATTATTAACAGTTGATGGTCCTTTTGCTACCGTCTCCTCATTAACATCCTTCAATTTCTTCTGAAGGTCTATTAATTTGTCAGTGGCATCAGAAACACTCTTAATTAACTGTCCAGCAACTTCATATGCTCTGGGCATTTCACTTTCTTGAGCAATTTCAAGAATCCCGTCAATTGCTTCTTGTCCTTTCTCTATTATACTATAAAGATTACCTCTTGTATACTCATAATCTCTAGTTATATCGTCTTTAGTAAGTCTATCAGGTTTCTCAGGTTTAACAACCTCAGTCTTTTCTTCTACTACTTCTACTTCAGGAGTAACATTAAAAGTCTTATCTAATCTGTCAAAATTTTCAGTCATGATTAAAAGGTAGATCCATCAAAACCAAAGTTATCTCCATCCTCAATGAATGGAGTATCTGCTGCTGTAATCTTCTTAACTTCTTCGCCTTTCAAATGAGAAGCAATTGTAGTTCCATCCTTACCTCTAGTAACTGTTAGTTGGTTACCAGAAACAGACCTTACTAACATTTCTTCAGAACCAATTACAATATAATCAGTAGCAGCAATCGTACCTATACTATCAACATCAAATACCTGAGCAGATAAATCAAGATCAGCACTTAATAATGTAGTCTCTGCATTAGGATTGTAACTCTTAACTGCACGAGGTACAACAGTATAAGAAACATTTCTTGTAGTATTGGTAGTATCTGTACCTGTAAGATAACCCAATGTAGCCTTCCTGATGATATCCTTGGTAGCAGACTGAACAGGACCGAATAGGTATGTCTTAGCAGTAAATCTTAGAGTATAAAGAAGAACTCGTCTTTGAGTAAAGTCTCCTTCATAATCATCTTGCATTGTAATATTTTCTAAAATAATTGGTATATCTCTCTTCTCTTTAATACTTTCTACTAACTCTACAGTTACATTATATGCTGGTTGGAAATAAGGTAATATCTGTTCTACTATCTGTAATGCATCATCATTTAACTTACACATAATAGCAAGTTCAAATTGCATATTATATGGAACTGGCATAAATGCTTTTTTAGTTTCACTACCATCATTAGGATCTGCAACAGTAAATTGCTGAGTTGTAGTTACCTTTCTTGTAGGATCATAAGTAAGTCCAGTAAACTCAAAAGACATTCTAGGCAAAGTAATTGCAACACCTTTGTTTAGATCAGGTTGCTGCTCTAATCTTGCTAAGAATTTTTGAGTTGGTCCATATGCAAGTGGAACTCTTATGCTACTAACAGTCTGATCACTTTCATTCTTTTGTTCAACCGAAATTCCATTAAAAAGAGTACCAAAGGATATAATAGTCCTCCTCAAAATTTCGTTATAAAAATATTCAAACATTGTTATAGTCCTAGTGTATTATATTTAGGGAATCCCGAACGGGTTCTGTTCTGTAAAGTCTAAAATCTTATCTGCTTCCGTTTCTATATTAAAGTTATCTGCATAACCATCATCAGTAGGTTCAGTATCAATAATGCGTAACTTGTGTGATGCACCTGAAGTTGATCCAACAATCATCTCACCAAGTTTAAATGATCCTGTAATTGAAGATACCTCAAGAACATTAGTTGTACCATTCCATGTTCTTACTCTACCAGTTGTATTGCTGACTGAACCTGTAACAATTTCATTAAAGATAAAGTTTCCTGTAGAATCCATCGAAGGTTCGGATAGAGTAACTGTTGGAGTTAATACATATCCATGACCTGCATCAGTTATGTATGCAGCTGCTACATTTCCTGCAGGAGTTAATGTAGATATACCTGTAGCAGTGTGTATTCCTGCTACTTGTTCTATATAATTCTTATCTCCTTCAGTATTAGAAATAGACACAAGTGGTGGTGTTAGATATCCACCGCCACCCCATGTTACAGCAATTCCTGTAACAATACCACACTTATCAATACCAAACTCAAATGTTGTTGTTCCAATACCTACATTAGTTGCTTCTGCAGATATATAAACTTCATTTGGTTCAATCTGTGTTACCCAAGTATCTTCAGGAATATAGTTAACAAAAACATCATCATAATCATAGAACATTCTAACTCTATCACCAACAACAATATTAGTTGTAGTAATTCCTGTAATGACAGTAGAACCTATACCAACGGTTCCTTCGACCTCAACTGAGTTATACCTTATTGTAGCAACTCCTAATGCTCTATACTGTTCTGCAGTAGAAGTAGGTGCTGCTACTGTTACAGATGGTACAGAAACATAACCAAATCCACTATTACCTATAGAAATAGCCTCAACTTGACCATCAGCATCAATCGAAGCAGTTGCTGTTGCATTAACAGGACTGGGAGCACCACTAAATGAAATTGTTGGTGTAACTGTGTAACCAAGACCAATTGTAGCACCAGTTCCAACTGCCCAAGGATCAGCAACATCAAACGAAACAGCAGTAACTACACCAGTAATCGGATTAATAGTAGCAATACCAACTGCATATTCTATTGGCGTATCTGTACCACTACCTGTTCCAATAATAACTGTAGGACTTGTTGTATATGCTCTACCTGTAGAACCAAATGATATAGAATCTGGATCAATAGAAGTACCTGCAATTCCAATTGATGCAGAAGCATAAGACCATCCTGGATGAGAAATGTATACATTAGGTGGAGTTGAAGAATCATAGAATCTTCCACCATCATTAACTGCAATACTTAATACTGTTCCACCAGTTGTATGGTAATCATCTAAAGTAGCTGTAGCAGTTGCAGTGTCAGCACTACCAGTTGGCAAAGCAAATGTAACTTTTGGTGCTTTCTTATAGTAAACACCACCTGTTGTTCCACCATTAAAGAGGTATGAGGAAGCACCAATACTAATAGGTGCAGATGTAATACTTACTCCTCCACCAACCATAGGAACATCAAGAACAGCAGTTGCTGCTGCTCCTACATGTACGGGGGTTGAGAAGGTAACTGTTGGTGCAAATACATAACCACCACCAGCAGCACTAAGAGTTACTATACCTACACCACCAGTAGTACCTATTCCAGCAGTAGCAGTTGCTCCTTTTCCATCACCTGTTACTGCTACTCCAGGAGAAACAGTATATCCACTACCAGAGTTAATAAGATTAATTGCTTGAACAGAACGATTTCTAGGATTAATATTTAAATTACATACATTAATTCCACCAATCAATGAAGCAGTACCAATACCAGTTACTCCACCTGTAGGTGCTGATGAGAATCCAATATAGACTGGAGGATTATATCCACCACCTCTACCAGTTACCGTAACTGATCTAATATAATGATTGCGAATACCTGTTACTGCTGTTGCTTGTACACCAGCACCTACTAAGGTAAGAGTTTGAGTTGGACCAATAATAATTGGAGTACCATCTTCAGTCTCACCACTTGCAGTATCGCCTGTTAATTCATCATCAATTTCAGCAATACCAGTATCAATAACCTCATCTTCGTAACGGAAGAGTTCACATCTAAGTTCGTAAATATAAGTTTTCTGTAACTGATAAAATGGTTTTTCGTGCTCAACATATTTAATTTCAAACAATCTATCTCCAAGAGGGAAATAGATTAGATCACCTTCCTTAGGTCTAGTTGTTAACTTGACATCAGGTTCATTCTTCATCAAAGGTTCAATATATTGTTCCCATCTATCTTTTGATATAGTTAATGTTATCTCATTAGTTTGTTCTATACCAAACTTAGATAGAATAGTAGGATTCTCTCCATATCCATCATAAGTATCAACATATGCTTCTAATGGATATGCATCATCAAATTTAGACTGTACTACTTCTCTTATAACTGTATTAGTTGCCAAATATTTTCGAGGCATATAATGGACTTCAATGCCATACATCCTCAACTGTTCGTTGATGAGACTCTGAACTAAACTCTGCTCAGATCTTGCTCCTTGTTGAAAGTATGGATTTAATGCCATTATCCTATCATATCAAGTGGTGGAACTTCATAAGTATTGGACATCTGTTCTCTTATAATTTCAAGATCTAGATTGGCATCATCATAGATTTGCCGTCCATTTAACTCTATGCCACCAGGTAATTTAACTCCTTGGAACTTAAGTAAATTTTGCCCCCACTGTCTTTTTAAGTTAGCAGTAAAGTATCTTTTTAAGAATGAATCATTCCATACTCTAGGGAAGTCTGCGGGGTTCAATGCCCTAAAGCATTCCATGATAATAAAATCTCCTTCATTCACTGCTTGCCAATCTACATCCAAATACAATCTATCCATTCTCTGATTAAATCTTATTTGCTTCTCTGTTGTTAATAGGAAGTTAATATCCTCTAGATATCTTCTAGTCATTGCATAAGTTAATATCTCAGTCGATCCCCAATAATAAATGTCATTTAAGAATAACTGATACTTAACACTGAACATATTGTTACTAGCAGTGTTAGATCCGTCATAATGAAATATTTTATATACTCCAATAATCTCTGGAGGTACTTGTAAATAATTACTATTCTCTACCCAATCAAATTGAATTGTACTACCATTAATAGTTGTAGATGCCTGTGTAGTTGTTATACCATCTGTATTTGTAGAACCAGTACTTGTATTAGCAGTTCCTCGATCAATATCTGCTTTTGTCAATTTATACTTCATGTAGGTGCGTTCTACACCATCAAAATGCCTCTCTTGGAAATACTGGATGGAATCATCTAAGATATCCTCTACTTGTTCATCAGCGACATTAATCTCCAGCACAGGAGCACCTAATTGCCTCTTAGCATAGTTTATTAAGTCTGATCTACTTGCTGGTTGTGCCATTTAGACTATTACCCCTTCAATATATTTATGGTGTTGATGATATAACTGGATATACCAGTATATTTCCATTTATTATATTATACACAGTAGTAATTCCAGATCTATTTGGAGTACTTACTAAAACATTATACTCATATCTTCCTTCGGTTATAACTCCTGTAGTTGCTTTGGGTAAATTTAATGTTATTGATTTCGTAATAGTATTAATACCTGCTGTAAAAGTTGCTGTAGGGACAGTTGTTGCTCCTATACCAGCACTTTTTATCATTTGTGATGAAATACTCCATTCATCAGTAAACTCATATCCTACATTAGAAACATCAACTACATTAAATTTTGCACTGAAATCCGTACCACCATAAATGGTCAAATTAGAAGCAACTGGTACTCCTGCATCTGGATCAAATGTAATTTTTCTAGTTGCCATTGACTAATTCCTTAAGTAGTGCTTTGATTTCGTTCATTTCATTTTTCATATTATCAAGATCATTTTTCATACTATCAAGACTTTCATTATTTTTTTGTTTAGCATTACGACTAGAAATATATTTTGTATATTCCATATCATTCACATTAACAATTGAATTTGTAGAGGGGTCTCTTGCGAGATCCCTATTTCCTTCTACTTTATACATCAAGCTAATGCTAGAACCCTAAGATTTTTAACTCTTGGGACATGAACTTGACTTGTGGAAGTCATTACTAATTTAATTCTATAAGTCTTAAATGAAGGTAATTGATCTATACTAAAAGTATATTCTTTAAATTCAGCATTTGGACTGAAAGTATACTCATTAGATTTGATTACCTTTTTATCAGATTTACCATTATTATTTGCACGATCAATTACTTCTCCCTTACGGTCAATATTATCATAACCAGGGAAAGGAATGAAAATTGGTTTCTTACCTTGAGTATTATTAATAGCATAGAATGCTCTAATATCACTCTCTTCAGTAAGATGTGCATCAAGTATTAACTTAATTGATGATGAAGAATTCTCTAAGATCATTTCCTTAGATACATATTGACATGCATTAGGATCTTCTGTAAGAGAATTAACTCTCTTATCAGTTGCATAGTTAGTAATAGGTCTATCAACATTATTAGATGTTAATATAGTAGAAATTCTTCTAGTATCTACTACGGGACTTATACGACTATCTCCAGTAGATAAAAGTAATTTCATTTGTAATGATTTCTTACCTTCCAACTGAGTCAAATACTCATTTTCATTAACTTTAGATGCAATTAATCTAGGAGATTCTAGATAATTCGTTTCATTAAGAGAAACAGGTTCATATCCCTCATCAAGCCATTCTTCCTCCGTACCGTCTAAACTTACTCCACTAACAGTTCTTACTTGAGCTGTAAGTGAGGTTTGAGGTAAAGTAATATTGTCTATTACAGGAGTAATTAGTTCATAAGGTATATTTTGAGTTGCTCTTATCTCCTCTCCACCTGTAGACTTAGTTTTTCCTGCATACAATAGAGGATAACCAGCAACAGTTCTATTCACACCATCATTAAACATATCCAATTCAATATAATAATCATCAAAAGTAATAGGTTTAGTTGATAAAACATTATGAGTTTTATTAATCCTATGCAAACTTACTCCATTAAGTTCATACTTATAAACAGGAGTTCCTCCAGGATAATTGAATCTAGAAGTTCCATCAACAGATCTATTAGTAAGAGTAATAACATTACCAGAAACAGTTTGATATTCTAGGATTTCATTTTCAATCTTAAGATATCCTGCATTAGTAGTTCCAACACCAACATTTTCAAATTTCAAGAAATCTGATGCATCCTCAACACTAATTGCCAACGATGTAAGATTTGATGGACCTATTGCACTTAAACTACCAGTTAATTTAGTAGGTTTAATATCAGATATTGCTCCTGAAATAGTCACCTTATTCTTATCAGAATACATTCCATGATTTTTATGATTAACCTTCACATGTAAACCATCACTTATAAGATTATTAGAAACAACCTGTACATCTCCTCCAAAGTCATAATTCAATATTGTAGTAATACCAGCATTATTAACATAAGATAAAGTTTGAGCAGCTCCTACAGCAAAATTGCCTTGGATTTCATTAAGAATTAACTCACTAGTATTACCAATAGAGACTATAGATAATCTTGCATTTCTTCCAACTGCAGCACTTCCTAAAGTAGCAATACCAACAATATCACCTACCTGATATCCACCACCACCTTCATTTGAAATAACAGCACCAGTAATAACTCCATCACCAATAGTAACATTAGCTTTTCCTCCTCTTCCACCACCAGTTACAGTAACTAAATCAACATTATTATAGGTTAAAGTACCAGCATTAGGAGTATAACCAATACCAGCATTAGCAATACTTAAAGAAGTAACAGTTCCTGCAAATCCTGCTAAATTTCCTGAAGCACTAGTTCCTGCTTGTATAATCAAATTACCAACTTTAAGACCACCATCAACAACAGTAGTTCCTAAACCAACTCTCGATTCTCTTGAAGTAAATGATAATGCATTATTATCAAGTAATGGAAGTTGATTATTTCCTGCAGCAAGTTCAGGATTATAAAAATCTATACTACCTGATAATGGATTAAAGTCTGCTCTATAAAGAGTAAACTTAAGATCTTCCCACTGACTTGGTTCCCATGTAGAAGCATTCTGTGACTTGAATAAAGAACCAGCGAATGGTTGCTGTCCTACAAAAGCATCAGTAATTAAATCATTCTCCCCTACTCTAGAAATATAAACTTCATATTTCGCAGAATTACTCATCAAGACCATAGCATATTCTTGATTTCCTTCAAAATAAACAGGAGATTTAAGTTGGAAAGTAGTTGCAAATGAACCATCACTAGAAATATTAACCTCTTCAGGATTTAAATTAATTTCTGTTCCTGGAACTATTACTTTATTTGGAATACCATTAGTTACTGTTCTGATAGAGAAGTTGACAGGAACCTCCATATCATCTTTAGATCTAAAGTAAACATCAGCTCTTGTTAAGAATACTCCTGTTTCATCCTCAACATTAAATGTTTGAGCAAGTGGATCTCCCAAAAATCTTTGACTAATAGTTTGCCAACCACTATCAGAAACTCTTCTACTGTTAAGTACTCTTGATATATTTTCAGTTTGAGAAACATCTGTCATTTCTACAGTAGCATTTCTTGTAGAAATAATAGTTTCCTGAACCACATCATGGAATCCTTCTGCTCTATATTCCTCTTCTGCTCTAGTAGAAGATTTCATAGTATTATCAATATCGCTAGTAAGTCTAAACAACTTATTACCAGTTTCAAATCTAGGTGCAGAAGGATTTCTATTATTATCAGGAATAAAGAATGAACCTTGAAGCCAAGAAGAAATATCAGAAATAAGTCTGACATTACTTATTCTTGCTTGAGCACCACTTGTTTGTCCAACCAAAATCATTTGATTCTGAACATAACCATTAAATTCTGGTTGATTAATATTAGATAATGAGAAAGTATCTACATTCAATAAAGTGGAAGTAGAAGAATATGCAGACGAAAGTGGTTGTAGAGTATAAGGATTATCCTTATAAGTACTAGTTGGAATATTATACTCACCTTCTTTATGATTTGCTTGAGCAACTCTAAAAGTAATTAGATTTGTTGGTCCAGTACCACCACTCCAAGTTGTTTGCATTGTTCCCTGAACAGTTTCTCCAACTTGGAATGTACCATCAATCATATTAATTTCAAGTAATTTAGGTACACAATACTCAGAAACATTTATAGAATCAAAGAAAGCATATAGTTGAGTTAAAGGTTTTAATGCGTTTGCAGTAATCTCAACATTCCTAGATCTCATGAAAGGAATTAACTCTCTACTTATAACTCTATCTCCTTGAGATTCAGTCTCAAACTGCTCCCTAACCTGCATTCTGGTTCCAGTTCTTGTTCTAGTTCCATCTTCAGATGTCATAAGACGAGTTACTACTCTTCTCCTGTTAAAAATCCATCTACCCCTTCTTTCAGCCGTTCGTCGGGTATCTACATCATTCCAAGTTCTGGAGTTACCAGCCCAGAAGTTATTCCACGAATTCCATACAGTTTGACCAAATCCATTTTGAGGGTTAAATCCTCTAGTTTGAGATAGTTCTGCTATTGTTTCAGCAAAATTACCTTCTCTATTAATAATACGAGCATCTAATCTAGTTTGATCAACCCATGTATCAGAAGATGGATTTAATTCTAAATTTGCTCTCCAATAAGCAACAACATATGGTGTTACGCTTTCAGTTCTAGTTCCAAAAGTCTGCTTTTGCCACTCAACTTCACCATAATCTAAAGTAATAATACCATCATTTTTTCTAATATTCAAACCTTGAGGAGTCTCAAAATTCTTATCTTGATTAGGAATATTATTTTCTACAGGACCAGTCATAAGGTCAACCGCAGTTGTATAATGAGATGGTCTCAATTCTCCAATTTGTGGATCAATACTATTTTTAACTCCTTGATTTAATTCTTGAGTAATAAAATCAGAGAAATTATCCACAAAGAAACCAGACTTAAATCTATTCAATCCATTTGCATCTGAAACAAACATATTGGCAGTATTAGTTTCCAATAATGATAATGCAGTATAATACTCTAAATTCTTAACTCTAGTTGCAATATTATGGATATCCTTCATTTGATATCTCTTATATTCTAAGAATTTCACAGAAGCATCCTGTACATCATACAAATATGCAGGAAGACTAACTGTTGCAATTTCTATAGCATCATCTATAGGAAGAGGTGAACTAGGTCTATCTGCAGGTGTTCCATATACTACTTGGAAAATACCTTCTTTATTAACAAAAATTCTATCTATTCTTCCTTGATAATATGAATAAGTGGTTAAAATAGATCCATCTGATTGGAGCATAGCACCAGCAGAATTACCAGCACCATTAAATGTTCTACCATCAAATTCAAGAGGAGAACGACTATCTACTCCAACGGTATAAGTAGAAACTCTAGGTCTTATATCAATAATATCACTATTCCTAATTCCATTAACTGATGGAATTTCTGTAGAATAATCAAAATTCCTATAAGATTCTACCGTAGTTACATCACCAGTATCTGTAGGATCATAGTATGCATTTTCAAAATAAATTTTTAATTGACGAGTAGGTGCATCAACATTTGAATTTCTAGTAAGAAATCCATAATTATAGAAACTTCCTTCCTGTCCATTATCAAATTCATATTCATCAGAAATATTGAAACTAGTACCTTGTAAACTAGTTACATTACCTTGAATTAATGATTCTGTTGCTGCTAAAATTTCACCTTCTGTAAAAACTTTTTCATTTTCATAGATAAAACTAATTTGTGATGCTGTTAATATCTCAGCAACAATAGCAATTGCTCCACTATTTTGCCCTATTATTTGTTCTCCAAGTATAAACTCTGCTGTAGTAGTAGATGCACTTGTAATAGAAGATAATACAGCAGTAGGTGCAGAAGCAGCATTAATAGTAGATGATTCAAATACACCATGAACTTTAATAATATCAGGAGTATTCAAAGATATAACTTCATCCTGAACTCTAGTTCCCCAAGGATAATTACCATACTCTAATCCATCATTTAAAGTAGTTGAACCAATACCAGAAATATTAGTACCAGAACCACCAATAGTAGACTTATCAACAATAATAGAATTAACTCTATTTCTAATCTTCTCCTTTGAAGTAGGTTTAACTTTAGATATTGATGTAAGTAAAGTAGCATCAGTATTATCAGAACCTAATCCATAAATTTGTAATTCTGTTCCACCAGTAAAGATAAACTGATCTGCAGTTAAAGATTCTGTAGTACCATCAGATCTAATAAGAACATATCTTTCCTCATCAAATGGTAAGAATGTTTCATTAGTTCCTGTAGTAGGAATAGTATTTGATTTTAATTGATTATTCTCAATATCAACAGTATATTTCCTTCTTATTGTTATATTACCTTTACTATTATCAACTGTTGCAATATTCTCTTTAGGAAGTTCAGTATAAAGAGTATCATCTGAAGATGATTCCAATTCAGTTGTTAAAACTTGCAAATCAGTAACTTGCAAATCTGTAGTTGGTAAATTACCGTTAACTACTCCAGTTACATCTGCAACTGCTCTTACTGTAACAGTATTAGTTCCAACTGAAGTAACTTGACCATAAGTTGGATAATCTGATTGAGCAGTATTACTAAATTTAAGTAAATTATTTACTGATACAAGAGTACCTGGAAATAGTTCATTGGTACTTGTAATAGTACTAAAACCGCTTGAAGCAGCAGTAATACTAGCAATACCAATTACAGATCCAACAGACTGTATTATATCAGCAGAGAATGTATTTCCTCCACCAACTTTACCAAATACAGATTTTACATCACTAATACTTTTAACATCAACTGCAGTAATAATCCTTGATACAGATGTTCCATTATCATTTTTACCTGGGAATATTAGTTGTTCTTCTTCAATAAACTCACCATTAACCTCATAAAGTGTTAATGCTGTAGAATTAGAGACAGCATTTCTAAGAAAACCAGTTGCTCCACTATTTTCACCTTTAACATAAGCAGGTACACTTAAATCAATTGGTTCATTTATTGTTACATTAACATATGTTTGAATATCATATAAAGAAATATCCCACTGATTTAAATTAGTATTTGCAACATCATAACCACCAGATTCTAAATTATAATCATATACTCTTGCTACTCCGATTTCGGTTCCTGGATTTGTTTCTTGGTTTGCAACAGTCCTTAAATCTCTTAAACTTAGAACATATGTATTACCGACTCCAACTATAGGAGCACCATAATTTCTATTTACTTTAAGAGTAGCACCTGTATTATAAAGTATGCCTTCATCCTTAATTATTTTTGTAGTTCTTGGTTTATCAGCATCTAATAATGTTGGTTGATTAGTCTCAATTTTATATCCTTTAACATATGCGTTACCACCAGAAATATTATAAATCAATACATTATCAGATGGTGTTTTTCCTGAAGGAGTAATTTGCCCTTCTTGGAACATTCCATTATTACCAATATTATCGTTTAATGAATTTCTTAAAGTAGTGAAAAATGGTTTTACATAATAATCACCAGATTCTTCATAAGTTCTTTTAGCTAAAGTATCTTCTAAATCTTTGTAAAATACACCACCATTTGGTCCTACACCAAATCCTTCTCTAGGTGTAGATTTTAATACTCCTTCATTAAGAGCACCTAATTCAATAAAATTAGTATCATTATTATCATTTAAACTCTTTTTAAAAAGACTTAAAGATATTTTTAATCTATCTGCACCAGGAGCACCATAATTATTATATCCTTGAGAATTATCAGTTAAAGATTCATCTAAATCTGAAGTAATTATTTCTTCATTTACAAAAAATCCAATTCTATAATTAGGAGTACTAGAATATTGATCTAATATAAGAGTTTCTGCTTGGCATTGGACAAATTGACCTCTAACAAAATATACACCTTCTTGAATAGAGAATGAAGACCCAGTTGCAGCAGCATTTTCTGAAATAGTAACTCCAAAAGGTGATCCTGCAGTTATAGCAGTATTACCCAATAATCCAGAAGTAATTGTAGTATCTGAAGATAATTCTTCACCATCTGCAAAAGTAATAGTAGAATTATTTCTAGTACTTGAACCAATATAATTTACATATAATGTTAAATTGCCATTTTCCGAATCTTGATCTGCCAATACTTTATTAACAACTGCAGTTACACCTGAAGATTCTCCTGTAATTTTAGTACCAACTAATTGATCCGCATAAGCAACTACAGGAACACCTTGATAAGTATTGTTTAATTGTATACAACGATAATCATCATTATAACTAGTATTTCCAGGTATTACCTTTGCACCATCCTTAAAGAAATGCCTACCAAATTTCTCAATCTGATTTTGCAGTATAGACTGAAGAGTAGTTAACTCTCGTGCCTGTACAGGATACCCAGGTTTAAATAATACCCGATAAAAATCATCAGCAGGGTTATAATCGTCAAAATATGGCGATACATCTAGATTGGTTTGCTGTGGCATGATTACTTAGAACTGCAAAATAACTTTGATATCTTCTTTTTGGTTAGCAGACCTAGTAATAGAAGGTCTGTTATCAACATATATTATATTTCCTGAATGCTGTTTAACTTCAGGAGATGCAAGGCCATTATTAAAGAATTGACCAAGGTAATATGTCTTATTATTTATTGAGGTACTTATACCTGTAAAAGTAGTATCAATACCTAAGTTTGAACCACTTGATGGAACAATGGTAATATTTCCATTTCCAGATGGAGTACTTGTAAACTGATACAACTCATAACCATAAGTTGGATTGGTTTGAGCAGTTCCTACAGTATTAAATCCTGCAACTGTTCTATCTTGCCAATACTTCAAAACACCTGTAGTTTGATCATAACTTACAACTCTTCCTGCTGCAGTCTGTCCTGTTCCTATGGTTTGAGTAACATAAGAATCTGGTGTAAATGTAGCAGTACTATATCCAATACCAGTCAATCTAAGAGCATTTAAAGCACTTGCTTTATCAATACTTAAATTCTCTGTAAGACTTCCAGGAACTTTTGGATTTTCAACTACTCCAACTCTTGCTATTTGATTGCCTGTAATAAAATCAGGGTTTTCGATATCATTTTCAATTCTAGAATATAAAAGAACATTGTATGCACCAAGTTCTCTATAAACATCATATCCATGACCTCCTGGAGGAGATACAATAACATCAAAGGTAGGTATTGTTGTACCAGTAGGAACGCCACCTGCAATCAAATCTACACTACCAAAAGTATAACCAGAACCTTGACTAGAAATTTCTATAGTTCCAATTTTTGATTCAGCATTAATAACAATCGTACATTCTGCTCCTGTACCATCACCTTTAATAGGAACTCTAGTATAAGTTTCACCTGCAGTTCCTAAACCAACACCACGATTAGTAATAGTAACAATTTTAATTGAACCATCAACTGCATTAGCTCTAACAGGAGCATCATCAGTACTAGTAGTCCAATTTGGAGGAGTAGGAATAAAATCAGTAGACTCAAACTTTACAATATCACCTGGTTTAATAGTATAAAGATATTTCCAAATATAACCATCACCACTACTACCAGCAGACCTTGGTTCTAGATCAGTAAATGTTGGTTCATCTAAAGAAGGTTTTCCATCAGGATTTTCAGGATCTGTGCCATTTTGAAGGCACTCATAAACTCTATAATCACTATTAACAACATAATATGAAGCAGAATATAAATTAGTTGCTCCAGAAATCTTTGCAATATTTGATCTACTATAATCATTTCTGTACATATCATAAGTAGTTCCAGAAGACCATACTCTTCTTCTCACAACCTGTCTAACATCACCTGCATTAATCTTTTTCAATGCAATCATACTATCCCAATATTCATCCTCTTCTTCAAAATTATCTTTAGGTGATGGAGGATTACTATCCCAATCACTTTGAAGATCGGTAGGATTAGGTAGACCTATAAAAGAATAATATGCATTAGTACCCGTAGTTACACCTGCAACAAAGTTCTTTGCATTCAATATTCTTATCTGATCAGTTATTATGGCCGCCATTGTTAAACAGTTTTCTTTTTATTTATCAATATAATGTGAAGTAAATTTAAATATCGCATAATTTAACAAAACTCCAACCTGATGCAGAAAATTGTGCATCTGTAGCATCTGATGTCTGGTCTCCACCCATAACAGTGTAAGTACCACCACCTCCAAAATTATTACCTGTACAATAAACAAAGAATTTTACTTTATCATTATCAGTATCAGTTATTCTAATCATATTAGTACCTGAAACTTGAACGATGTTGTTGCTATCAGGATCATTCGATTGTTGAATATGAGGAACATATGTAGCATTATTGGTAGTCATCTGCCATCCATGATTAACAGTATTACCAGTAGGAATACCAGTAGTTAAAAGATTGTATGTAATTTGCCAATATCCAGTTGAAGGAAATGACCAAACTTCCCCTGCTGTGAGAGTCATTCCCGTTCCCTTTACAGCAAAATTACCATTTGCAGCTCCTGCTCTTAAAGCATTAGGCCACTGAACTATTACAGTTGCAGGTGTAATATTTGCTGTGTCAGTAGTATTATACCATTGGTCAACCTCATTTACTCCACTAGCAGATGTCCAGTGAGGAGCAGTACTTGGACCTTTACTGGTTAATACTTGACCATTTGTTCCATAGTTAGCACCACTAAGACCAATTTGACCTACTGGTCCTATGCGGAGTCTTTCTCCGTTGTTACTACTAGTCATAAATATTAAACTAGTGGGCATACCATTTTGTGTTGGTGTTCCATCTATTTTTCCCGTTATCGTTGCTGCAGTAGTATTCAGATCTGTACCATCAGCACCAGTAAACAATATTTGTCCTACCTGATCTCCATCTTGAACAATATCGTTATTATAAGTACCACCACGACTCTTACCAAATATTAACATTGGTCCACCTACAATGGTATTATCAAGTCTCAATGAAATAGCTGAATCTCCCGAAGTTGTTCCTCGAACATAGACCCTACCACCATATCCACCAGGAGTAAATAATGGTTGAGTATTTCCTGTTCCTACAAATACATATTCATCAGCAAGTATATGAGTTGCAAATGTAGAAATACCAGATAAAACTGCTTGTTCTGCAAATAAAGTCTTACCAGTTACTGTTGTTATACCAGCAAATGTAGAAAAACCAGCAACATTTAAATTATCATTTATATCTACCTTACCAGAAATATCTAATTCTGTCGCAGTTACTATACCTACACCATAAACACTCTTACTATTACCATCTAAGTTTCCTCCTAACTGAGGTGTAGTATCTTCTATAATATTACTAAGTCCACCACCAGAACCAACTGAAGTTGTTGGTGTGGAAGCATATACTAAAAGAACACCAGGGAAAGTAGCAGGATCTAATGGACTTGTTCCTGCATTATCTAACCATCTTGCAGTAAATCCATTAGTGCCCTTACCCATAATACTTACAGTGTGAGTATCAAATTGCTCTCTTTCTGCTAATACATAATAATTTGCATCAGCCATAGCACTGTCAAAGGTGAATACCATATCACCATTACTACTATTATAGGCACCATGAGACATGTTGGTGTCAGTGCCAGCATTATTATTGGTAATATGAGCATATGCTACAGGTACAATAACTGACTGCTGTGCTCCTGCAGCTGCTGCAGTTAATCTACCTTGAGCATCAACAGTAATATTTGCACTAGTATAAGAACCCGCAGTTACTGCAGTATCAGCAAGTTTATCAGCATTTACAGCATCATTTTCAATTGTCCAAAGTGCTCCAGAGTTAGTAACTACAATATCTCCTTTGTCACCATCCGATATTCCACCTCCTCCTGCAGGTGTTCCCCAAGTATTATCACCTCTTAAAAATGTTGTATTACTTGCTGTTCCTGTTGCCGATAATTCATCTAAACCAATAGTATTATTATCAATTGTCCATTCTGCTCCAGAGTTAGCAACTGTAATGTCTCCTTTATCACCATCAGTTACTCCAGCAGCACTAGAATTAATTGTTACTTGACCAGTACCAGTAACAGATATATTTGTTCCAGCAACAATAGAAGTAACAATACCAGGTGCCAGATTATTACCATCACCTAAAGCAGTATATAATTCATCAAAATTAGCATTAATAATATTAGCACCTGCTCTCAAAGTACTGCCATCGCCAGCATTTGCCGAGGTTCCCGTATTTATTCCTACTTTAGCCATTGATTAGACTCTTAATTTTAAATATTTAGATTGTATAATTCTTAGATTTTAATTTTTCAGTTCTTACAACTAAGGAAGAAGTATGAATTCCTGTAGGATTTGTAGTTCCTCCAATACCAATACCATCCAATGTATATGCAGGGTAAGAAATAGACTTACTTCTATTATCTAATTCAATTCTACCCCAACTAAAGTTTCCAAATGATATACTAGAAGTAGTTCCCCCACCAATTGTATTCATTCCAACAATTCCACTACCTGTACCCTGACTATCAAAAGTATATTGAGTAGAATCAAAGTAAATGTTAGTATTACTAAACCCTGCAGTAGTAACTCCACTCATATTAGCCTTAACTCTCGCAATATGGGTTGTTCCAATACCAGTCTTAGATTCTTCTGCACCAACAAAAGATACTTCGACAACTGATACCTCACTTGCTTGATAAACATTATCAACAAATTGAGTTCCTACTCCAATAATATTCTGATTAATATCTCTACTTACTAGAGAAGTTTCAGCAAGACCTACATTCGATTGAGTTACAACAAAGAAATCATTAACTTGAATAGTACTCAAAGTAAGTGCTGTACCCACTATTAACGGATCCCTTAAATAAGAATCATCAGGAATATAGAAATCAAAGACAAATTTATCAATACCTTGTACATCATCTGTACCAAATCCAACAATAACACCATTATCACCAGCATAAGAAGTTACTTTATCTGTTTCAGTAATTACTACAGGAGGATCTATTAATACCTGTGGTGGATTTGCAGCATCATATCCAACACCACCATTATTGGTAATTGTTATGCCTGTTACAGTTCCATTATTAATAGTTGCCTCTGCTGTTGCCCTAGTATTGTTATTAACTCCAGTAGTAGAAGCAATGCTCACTATAGGGGCACCAGGATACCCTGTACCGCCCGTAGTTATTACTATAGAGGAAATAGTACCACCAGTAGAAACAACCGCTGTAGCAGATGCTCCTACAGTATTAACTTGATTGTATAAGGTAACACCTTTCTGGAAAGAAAGATCAGTATCATTCTCATTTTCTGCGTCAAAGAATGGTCTTAAATTATCAACCCAAACAGTAGTAGATCCAATTCCAACACTATTAATAAGATAAGCAGAAGGATAAATGTTTGGTTCATACAAGGATCTATCTTTTCCAATTTCCTTTCCATCTACAATCTTATCTTCAGTCTGCCTACACCATACTACAGGTCTCATAAGAGTTTCATCTGTAGTATTGCCTGGTCCAAAGTATGGATTTGTACTTACAAGATCAGTAGCATCTATGCTTGTAACTATTCTAGGATCTTCCTGTAAAGTAGATTTTTGTCCTTTAGAAGGATCGTATCCAACTGTTAATTTATCACCTGGCTTAATAGTCTCTAAAATATCTTTAAATACAACATCTAAACCACCAGTTCCCTTATAGAATAGAATCTTAGAAGAATCTCCAACTTTAGGTGCTTCAGTAAAGGTAATTACACTACCTCCACTAAATGTATATCCTTCTCCAGGAACTTGTAAAATATCATTAATGAATATTAATAAAGCATCTTCAACATTAACATTAGAACCAGCAGAAGATCTAATTGAAAGTAGAGTTCCGCTTTTACTAATTCTGAAGGCTTGTGTATCACCATCAAATAAATCATCAAAATTATCAAGAACTTCAAGTGTTCCTATAGACCATCCTGTAAATTCCTCTGTAAATTCCTCTGTAACAGTAAGTTGGAATTCTTGGAATCCAGAAGTAGTTGGAATTCCTGTTGTTCCTCCAATAGGAACTGTTAAAATATCACCCTCACCATAACCATATCCAGTATTAGTAATTTCAAAATCAATTACACTAGAACCTTGACCAACCTGAACATCCACTCTTCCAGCAGTTCCAAATCCAGTTTCACCATCAGCATAAATTAATGGTAAATTATCATAAGAAAGAGGGAAATCAAATACCACATCTAAAGGTTTCTGAACCTTACCAGAACGGGCATAGAAGTGAGTTCTGCTTGAAACTCCAGTGTTAACACTAAATGTATTATTATCAATAATACTTAAAACTGTCGCTCTTCCAGTATCCGTTCCATTAGAAACTGCTTGATCTGTTGGTCTTGGTGCAATAATTACTCCTTGTACAGTTCCTCCATTTTTATAAAAAGTTGGAACAGTAGCTATACCAACATTAACTACAAATTCAGTTGCACTATTAACTTGAGTTACCTCTGTACCAGCATAATAAGGATCAGGTTTTCTTGGATATTTGTGAGTAGATGCATTACCATCTTTAGAACATGTGAATGACAAAGACTCTGTTCCAATCTTAATATTGGTTCCAGTTTTTAAAGTATGAGCACCAATAGTCAATACCATAATTCCTGTAGAAGCATCATAATTTGCATCAGAAACATTATGAGTAACTGATGCAGATGTACCAACATTAATAGTAAATGTATTTGCTGTTGTTGCAGCAACTGCTACCATAGTATTATGAATAGGATCAGTTGTACGAGGATATGAATGTAATGATGTATAATCATCCATTGCACATCTAAATTCTAGTGCATTTGTTGATACTCCAACAGTATCTGTAGTAAACAATCCATGATTAGCAACAGTAAATGTTACTAGTCCTACAGCAGCATTATATGCAGCATCAGTTGGTGTTAGTGTTCTTGTAGTATTAGCAATACTAATTGAATTTGAAGTAGAACCTGCAAATATATGCTGATAATCACCACCACTGGTTATAGCATTAGTTGCTGTTCCACCGTTCCATGTATGCGTATACTGATCATTCTTTGCAGAAACTCCAACATCAAGAGTAATAGTAGTTGGTGTTGTTGCAGCAATTGCTACTGAATTATTATAAGCATAATCTTCACCTCTTGGATAATAATGAGTAGAAGCACCATTATCTAATGCACAGGTCATTCCAATACCAGTAAATATGACCTCTTTTCCTATTTCATATCCATGATTTCCTGAAGTAGTTACTGTTGCAATTCCAGTTGATGCACTATAAGCAAATCCAGTAATAGACTTAGGACCAGAGTAAGTACAAGTAAATGCAATTCCAGAAAGAGTAACCTCATCACCTTGAGATAATCCATGAGGCATAAATGTCTTAATTTCACTTATACCTGTTATTGAACTATATCCTACATTAGTTACACTTCTTGGTTTGTAGAATACTTGAGAATTAGTAACCGCAACTCCTGTTACATGTCCATCAGCAACAGTAGCAGTACCAATCTTAACTATATCAATATCAGTAAGATTTTCTTGTTTAATTGAAACATTTACAGTTTGAATTCCTGATCTATATCCAGAACCAGTATTACCAACACTAATAGAAGTAATAGTTCCTGATGCACCTACAATTGCTGTTCCTCCAGCAGCAACTAATGGTTGATATCCCCAACCTTCGGTTGATCCTACTGATACTATTACTCCACCCAATGGACGCTTAGTAGCATTAGCATCTCTATCTAAAGTTTCTGGCTGAACTGCATCTCCAGTGAAAGTAATGGTTGTAATACCTGCTGCTTCTTCAAGTGTATAATTATAAGCAGCACCTGGTCCTTGGAATACATCATTAACTAAAATTACTCCATTTGCTGAAGAAATTCCTGATACATTTTGACCTTTTGATTTTAAAGTAAACTCCTTGTTAGTAGCATTAAATCCAGAAGAAATATCATCAAAAATATAATTCTCAGAATAAGTTTCATTACTTGTATTGGGTATTCCACGACGCATGAATGATCTGCCTTGGAAAATAGAACTCGTTGAAATTCCTACCCAATCTCTAGAATCTGGTGGATTTGTTGGCAAACTTTGAGGAATATTTCCATAAGGTGCTTCAGAGAAATTAAGTGTATTATCAACAATATTATAATTACCATTTACCTTAGTAATCATAGTATTTGTACCATATCCAGAACTCTTAGTTCCTAACCACCCTCTTCTCACTCTTATCCTATTAGTACTACCAATACCAACACCTTCAATCTTCATTATCTCATCTTCAACTTGAATCAAATCACTTCCAGTGAATGAAGTTATACCACTAAATTCAAGTAGATCGCTGGTAGTAAATATTTGATCAGCAAGATGAGTAGTTAAAGCAGTAGATACAATTGGTGATTGGAAGATATTATCTAAAGCAACAATAACTTTTGGATTTTGATTAGTAGAAGTAAATCTATGTGATGTGCCAATACCAACATCGGTAATATCAATTACTTCAGGAACTACCTTAAGTGCATTTTCAGCAGTAGTTGCTACTTTAACCTTATCAGCATCAATTTTAACAACATATAATTCTGTTGGTAGATATGTTGTAGAGAATCCTAATTCAGGGAAATTAGTATTAGCAATTCTTATTGCATGTGTAGATCCTATTCCAGAACGAGCATATTTAATTTTCTCACCACTTACAAAGAAATGATTAGGAATTGCGATAGTATTAGCATCAATACTAACAATAGAACTATCATTACCCTCAAAACTTCTTTGGAAAATTTCGTAATTATTATGTGTTAAATCAAATGCTCTCTTAATATCTCTATCAGTACCAGTATAATCACCAAAGAATGCTTTTACAGAACCTGCTTCATTAAGACTCATACTAGTCTTAGCATCATCTGTTATTCTTAATGCATTAGTATAAGCATTAACTTCTACATCAATATTTGGTGTTGGAGTAAAGGTAACTTGAAGATTAGTAGTTCCTCCAACATTAATATCTAATTTAGATCCAATAGTACCCAGTCCAACAACTGTTTCTACATTACCAAACTCAACTTCATAAGTATTACCTAAACCATCTTCTTCAATATAATCATCAACAGCAATAAATTCAGACATCTGATATCTATTATTTGTTTTATCAGTGACTTGAATTATAAAATATCCAGCATCAAAAATATCATCAGATGCAATTTGAGATTCAAATTCTGCTATTACTGTAGGTGTTGGATTTGCACTAGCACTAATTGAAGTAGTTCTTGCTTCTATCCTTGCATGTTTCAAATCAGCAGTTCCAATACCAGTTGCTGCATCAGTCGCTAAAGCAACTTGAAGAGTATTAACTACTGCAGTTGTTCCTATTCCTACACCTGGATGGAAATCAACTTTAACATTTCCACCATCAATATAAGCACTATAAGTTCCCAATCCAGCAGCAGCCAAAGGTGTTAATGTTGTAGATAATTCTCCGAATTGCATTAACTCCACATTAGTTCCATCATGAATAATATTCAATTCCTCCATCTGATATTCATTATTTTGAATACCTGTATCAGCTGTAATATTAACAAGTGTTTTAATAGAACGATATGTAGAAGCAATACTAACAATATTGGTTTGAGTATTGGGAGCAACTTCCGTACTTTGAGAATCAATTAAAGCAACTCCACCCAAACTTGTAGCACCAGTAGAAACAAAATCATCATTTAGATTATAAGAAAGAGCCATGACCCAATAGTCATTTAATGCAGACTGAGTAGGATAGAATAATAATTGTCCTTCATTACCCAAAATACTAAAGTCAAAAGAACCTTGATCATATTGACTCTCAACTCTACCATATTGATTCAAATATGCAGTAGAACTATCATGAACAAGATCAACAATCATTAATTGCCTTTGTCCTGTAAATCTCTTATCTCTTACAAAAGTAATAAATTTTGCAGAACGAGTATCATCTAAATTAAAACTTCCAGCAACACTATATGCTGTTGGTCTAGGATGACTATTAAATTGTGGACTAATATCATCAATTGAAAGTACTCTGTTACCAATTGATTCATAATAATCAGTAAGAACTCTACTATTAAAAATTATTTCATCAGATGCTATTTTATAATCTAATGTTAATGAATTTTCTTTTACTAAATCAAAGTTATAATCACAATTCAAATCTCCATGTCCAATTAAGTCATTAATAACTTCAAAAGAAGTTAAATCAGTAGATAATCCAACTGTCACATTAACATCTTCATTAGTCTCTAATTGGTAATCAGAGAACTTCTTAAATCCTAAAGTATGATTCGTACTACTTACAAGATCATCCCAAGTATCAAAATCAACTTTAGATCTTAATGAATATGCAAAATTTTGATAATAGAAACTATCCTGAATTCTTTGCATACTAAAATTAAGAACTCCAGACTGAGTTTTATTTCCTTTATCAACTTTAGTGAAAGCATTTAATTTAAAATTAGCATCATATGTAGTAATTGATGATGCAATTCCTTGAGTATTTGAAGATTGTCCTTTGATTACTTCATTTAATACAAAATTATCAGGAGACGATATTTTTAAAACACCATCATTAGTATCCCAAGATTCGACTATACCAGTTGCAGAATTTGATTTAACTTCTTCACCAATAAAGAACTCATTAGTTTTTAATTCAACTTGGAATAATGGAAAATGTTTTGCAGGAATAATCCTTCCGATAGAATTAGAAGGTATAAATTCTCCAATAGTTTGACCTGCACCGATCAAAGTACCCATATTATAAGTTACTGTTGCACCAATTCCACCAATATTTGGGTGAGTTTCAGTAATTGTAAACAACTCATAATCATAATTAATAGAATTATATCCCAATCCAGTTGAACCAACTCCAACACTTATATTCTCTACCATCACCTTATCATTTACATTAAATGGGAAGGTATCTGCAGTACTAAATCCAACATTTAATTCAACAGTTACATCTTTAGTATTGGGATTATATGAAATACTACTAATACCAACACCATTTGAATTTTCAATAGGAAGAATAGTAGGAGGCAGCATAGACATACCTGTACTATTATTTAAAATTTCTACTTTAGAATTTCCTAAAGTATATTTTAAATCAACACCAGGTAATTCTTTTTTAGTATCTCCATCTAAAACAACTAATTTAGGTGGTATAGAATATCCCTGTCCAACTGAGGTTACACCAACAGATTTTAAAGATCCCAAATCTCTAATTACCACAAATTGAGGTAAATTAACACTAGGTTCTAGAGTAGGGTCAGATGGAAAATCAAATCCAATATCTTGAATCTTCGTTTTCTTTATTTTACCGATAGAAGTACTAGCAGCTTCCACTAAAGCATTATTACCACTCTTAGAGTTAATAGTAGAAATACCAGGAAGAGAATAATAATTTTGTCCTTGATTAATAACTTCAAACTGCTTTATAGGTCCATAAGCGGATTTAGAAGTAGTATTGTATGTTAATACTGAAGTAGTTGGTGTATATGAAGATTGTTCTGGTATATTTGGTATAGAATACTTAAATGAGCTAGTAGAACCAAGAGTAATAGTTTGCTCACCATTATAAAGACTATTTTTAACCTCAATTTCACTATTATTAGTTACTGGATCTATAATAATATTTTTATATAATTCAGGTAAATCATTATCAGAAATTGGATTTAATTTATAATATAAAGTCTCAGGTATATTCTTATCTACTTTTAAAGTAACTTTAGCATCGGCAGTTACACCAACAGTACCCGTTCTTTGAACTTCAAAATTTCTATTGATTTTACTACTTTCCCATTCTTCAGTAAAATCTTTATCAGTATAGAGATTTAATGCAAATGCTGGATATAATACTCCTTGATTAATATAAGAAAGGGAAGAATCGGATAAATCAAATACTACACTAGAATCTTTATATGCTTTTATTAAAGGATTAATTTTACTAAATGTTGCATCTGCAGCACTTGTAATATCAATAATTACTGGTTTTAATAAAGTAGATTTATGATATGTTTCAGATAATTTAAATGTATTATTATCAACTTTTACAATAAAATATATTCCATTATCAATTAACCCACCTAAAGAAGTAACGGGAGCATTATAAATGACCTTTTCGCCAGTTAAATATCCATGATCACTAAGAGTAAATGAATTATTTGTTATGTTTATATTAGCAGCAAGAACTGTAGTAGGATCAACTACAAGTCTTCTATTATACTTGTTATACTTAAGAATAAAGGTTTTTGTATTAGAAGGATTAACTGAAACATTAACTACATCATTATTGGATAATCCATGTGTAGATGCAGCAGCAACTGTAACAATATGCTGAGAAATTTCTCCAGTTATTGGTTCATAATTCGTTTTAAAGCTATGGTATACATTTGTACCAATTCCAGTAAAGAACAGCGTTGTAGACCCGTTAAACCCAAGATCAACGCCTTTAAAGGTACCTGTTGAACCCAGAGCAACTCTTACAGTTGCTAGACCAACTAAATCATCGTCAATTTTAGCAACATAAACCGTAGAAGGTAAAGTAGAAACAGATACAGTAGAATCATAAGCAATAGAAATTCCAAGACCAGTATTTGGAGAATAAGAAAGTTTATCACCTGTTCTTAATCCATGATTTGGAATATAAAGTGCTTTTGTAGGAATAAAGACTTCACTAGTACCAGAACCAACATAATCAAGAGATATAGTTGTTCCTATACCAACTCCAGTAAGAGTTCCTAACCCAACTGTATGAATTGGATTAAAATAAATTTCTTTATTGACTCTATAATTATAAGTTGTATTAAATCCAGCATTAATAGTTAATCTTTTTGGTTTCTCATAAGCAACTGTTGTTACACTATGAGAAGATCCCACAGTACCGTCAAATTCTCTCAATACTCTAATTCTAGAATATAAAGGATCTATATTTAAAACTTTTACTTTTTCTGCACCAATTTCTAAAATATCATTACTTCTAATTCTATCATTATTGAAATTACCAGAAACATTTAAAAAAGTAACTATACCCGTCGTACTTACATCATCAATTGCTATGGTAGTATTACCAACTCCTGTTAAAGACCAAGTATGAGTAGTAACTCCTACATTATAAATACCACCAATTTTAGATGATGTAGTAGATAATCCACTAACAGTAACTAATTCAGTATTCCAAAATTCATGAGGATTGGGTGAAACAATCTCATAGATTCCATTAGTATTAGATGGATAAATCTCTACACCAGTAATAACACTACTAGCAACACTTACACTAGTTACTGCTTTACCATCAATATGAGATACTTTAGCATCTGCTCCTCTACCCTCTGTGTTTGTATTATCAAAAACTACAGAATCTCCAACTTTATATAATTCTCCTCCCGTTTGTATTCCTATACTTTCAATAGTACCAGGAGATATACCTGTTATATCAATCGTTTGTTTTAAATTATTTGGAATAGAAAGATACTTATAATTAAGATCTTTAGCAACTAAATTATATGGTTGAGTATTCCTAAACCATCCATCATAATTAAATTTATCCTGAGACGCTAAAACTGAGGAATTAAAATCATTAGGAGTAGAATTATAATTATCTCCTATTAAATATGGGAATTTAGGTTCTTTATATCCATCAAATGGACCTGCAGATGCAGCAACAGAATTATCAACAGTTGCAAAATATGCATAAGTTCCATTTGGAAATTCTGGAGTAACACAGAATCTTCCATTATTTTTATCTAATACTGTATCATCACTTACTTCATTATGAGAATAATCTTCAATAAAGAATCCCTCAGGGTAAATTGAAATAGGAGGTCTTCCTTCTTTCAAATCTAAAGAATAACCAGATTGCATTTGAGCAATTACTCCACCTTCATTTGTAAGGTATCCATATGGTCCATATATTGGATTACCATCATATGCCCATCCAATTATAGGAGAATGGAATTCTGAAGGTATTTCACTATTGTTTACTCTTCTCAAATCAGGTCTATTATATAAAGTCTTACCAGACTGATCTACAGAATATACCGACTCTCTAAGTTTTCTTGGAGCATATAAATGAGTATACTGTAAACCTTCTTGACCTTTTACAATAAATCCATCATCTTTTGTAAAATTGGGATCTCTTTGGAATAAATTTATATTCCAAGTTTGAACATTTGATTTTAATTTAAGACCCTTTCCTACTGTTCTAATAGAAATAGTTGTAGATGCTTGTACATATCCAACACCACCTGATATTATTTTAACATCTACTAATTGATTATTTTCTATTACTGGTGTCAAAACTGCACCAGTACCTACTCCATCAATATCTAAATTAGGAACACTAGTATAATCAATACCTTTATTCAGAATAATAATATCAATAATAGCACCATTACTAACTATCGGTTCCACTTGAGCATTTCTTCCTCCATTAACAAAGAAAACTGAAGGAGTCCTATTAAAATTAACAATTTCAGATGAACCATATCCAACACCATTATTTTCTAAATGGATTGAAGTAGTTTCTCCTCTAAAAATTGGTTGTATCTTCGCAGTAAAAGTTTCAGTACCTACTGCAGGTATTCCAATAGTACCAGTTAAATTAACGCTAATCTCAGGATAATTAAATGTCTGTGTACCTTCACCTTTTGATCCAATATTAACATACTGTTGTGTATCATATAAGTCTTTTGTTAGAGATAATTTAAAATTATCTTTATCAATTGATGTTACATAATACTCAGATCCATGAACTAGACCCTCTATTATAGTTCCATCAGTTGTATATTTAATAACCTCTCCAGAACTATAATCATGATTATCAATTGTAATCTGATCTAAAACAGTACTAACTCCTACTGGTTGTACTGTTCTCTTTTTATTTTGATAATTACTTCCAGAATCAAGAACATTAATAGAATCAATAATTAATTTTTTAGCAACAGATTTTAAAAGTTGTTTTCCTACACCATAATCAGTCAAAGAAATGGTATTAATACCTGCTACTGAAGCTTCAAATGTAGAGTGAATTCCTACAGTATATGGATCTTTAACATTTACAAAATAATATGTGGAAGGTATAAGTCCACCAACCTCTGTTTGTCCATTGGCAGTATAAAGAACTTGTTCTGCATTTCTAAATTTATGATAAACAGTTCCAAATCCAATAGTATTATCAGTAAGATTCACTGAGGAAGTGGAAACAGCACCTGCAAAAGGAAGACTAGCATTAAATGAAACCTCATGAATTATAGATTTCATATTTGCAGAAGCTAATGCACCTTCTCCTGCACCACCAGTAATAGTAATAATAGGAGTTTCTGTATAATCAAATCCAGGATCTATAAGTTCAATTCTAGTTAAAGATCCAGAAATAGCGGGATATCCTGTTGCTCCAACTCCTACAGAATCGGATATATTTAAAAGAGGTGGATTTGTAATGCTATATCCTTCTCCACCACTAATTACATCAACAGAATTTAATTTTCCATAAGTAATAAAATCAGTAGATTTATAATTTTCTATTTCAACCCCATTAATTAGAATACCTGTAGTTCCTGGTTTAGTGGGATATACAACACCATCTTCTTGAGGAAGAGATATTTCTTTTAAAAGTTTTTGTGATTGTAATGTACTATTTCTTAAATTATAATGTTCAATTATACAATCAGTTACATTAGAAGGATTAATTAAGAAAATAAAATCTGAAGCTTCAATATTTGCTCTACTAACAGCAAGTTTGATAGTAGTAGAATCTATTCTTTTAACAAAATATAAACCTTCACCTGGAGGAATTCTACCACTTACTATAACTCCATTATCATTACCATCTATTACATAATCATAATCCTTAGCAAATAAGGAAGATCCTACCTTTAAACCAGTGAAGGATTGACCAAATGAATCATAATAGGTATAAGAAACTTTTTGTGGGATATAATAAATTGCATCACCAGTATATAAACCATGCTCCTCACTTGAGATCTTAAAAGTGTCTTGATCAAAGAAACCAGAAAAAACTACTGATCTAGTAGAAACATTTAATGGTTGCTCATTATAAGATGGAAGAGAAGGAGATGCTATTAATAAATCATCACCTTTTTCATAAACATTCTGAACATTGGCAGTATATATGTCAATATTAGGAAAAGTATTGGACTGTGCGTTTGATAAATTCCTTTGAATAGTACTTTGATTAGTTGAAATATTTCCCTGTCCTTTAATTGTAAAAGCATTTGATGCATTTACTGAAATAATAGTAGTTTGTCTATCAATTCCATCATAACCTTTAAGAATAGCAGTATCTCCAATCTTAAAGATGGCATCAGATTCAGTAGTTACTTTATATACTAAATCAATACTATCAAGTAATTCTACTTTACTAATATTATAAATGGGAGATAAATTATAAAACCAATTCTTTCCTTTAAAAGTATTATCCTTTACACCTAAAGTTTTAATTTTTGCAGTATTACCCTTAGCATATCCATAAGATTCATTAGAATGTTCTAATTTATCTAAAACATTATTAATTCTTACTTTAATAGTTTTAGTCGAATCTTTAAAAGAAGTTCCGTATGCATAAGTATTGATTCCAATATTTGCAGCATCTTCAATAATTCCTATTATATTAGAACATCCAAAGAATTGAGTTGTTGATTTTGATGTATAAGAAACAACTCCTGCAGTAGCATCATTATAAATTACTGATAATTCTCCAGAATTTGCAAAATCAACAGTTGAATCAACATTAAGTACAGTATTTCCTACTCCTACTTCTCCAATTACCCTAGTTTTAGGATGAACAGAGAATGCACCATACATTGCACCATCAACTCTAGAATCTCTATTATATCCACCATCAACACTTAATTTATATGCAGTAGTCGCAGTTCCTGTCCAAACTTTCTCTACACTAGTAATTGGAGCATATGCTTTTTCAATATCAGTACCATATCCATCTTGAAATAATGTAGATTCTTGTAAATCTACTGGATCACCTTCAATTGCTTCAACAACTAGATCATTAGTTATTTGATGTTGTGCATTTGATGGTGTAAAAAGAAATTCACCAGGTCTAATGATTTTGACTTCTTCATTATATAATGCTTTAAATAAAATTTCAAAAGATTGATCTGTACCTTTGCTTAGATAAAAATCCTTTGCTTGTTTGATAAAAACATTTTGATCAAGGTCAACATGTAAGGATCTGTTTTCAAGTCCAGGTAATAGTTGGTATTTGGTTTTTAAAAGAAACTCTTTAAGAAAGAGAGTACTTAGATTCGTTATCTCAGACCCCTTTGTATGCGTCTCAGAGGTGGTTGAATTGAATACTAGTACATCTGGATCACTATCTGACTTATAGGAAGATATACCACAAAAACCCCTTATACAACCAGTAAATGAAGTATCTGTTTTTCCAGTATAAGTTATAATCTCATCATCAATTTTTAAGAGTCCATAACTATCAGGAAATCCTTTAGTTCCTTGAGTATAGGTTGATATATCTACATCTATGGTTTCTTCAATTTCAGTAATATCTGAATTCAAAGAAACCTTATCAACTAGATTAGTAAGTTCATCTATTTTAGAATATTGATCAATATTTTGAATTAAATCAGTAGGAGCACCCTGATATTCATTTGCTTGATAATATGTCTTTAAAAAGTCAGAAACCAGCGGAAATTCATCCCTGACATATTCAGGAAGCTGGTTTTGAACTATATTATTAAACTGAACTCTTTTTACTGCCATTTTATGATCTTACTAGTGTTCCGTTTTGATAACTGGAGGTTACAATATATGATGATGCTGAAGGATCCATTCCTGAAGAAATGTCATCAACAACTGTTTCAAAATTACTGCTACTTATATCTAGTTGCAAATATAAGTCCTGTAATCCAACAACATCATTAGATTTTGGACATGCAGATAATTCTATAATTTGCTGACCATCTTTCATCTTACCAGATAGCACATTAATTGGATTAATAGTTATAATTCCTTTTTTATAATCAACAGTTCCTACATTTCTCCTTACAATAGTTGGACTTGTTGAATTAGGAGAAGGAAGACTGAAGAAAAAGAGAGAACCAGTCTCTTTATTAGTATTAGGTATATCAGAAATATAAAGATCTTGTGTAAATCCACTTACTTTAAAAGAAGTAGACTTAATATTATATCCATCCATACTCTTAATATGGAATTCATTTCCAAACCCAATTTGATACTCAGCAAATGCATTAACTACAACTCTTAAGTCCCTACGCATTTGAAGGGTTGTAATATTAGAAGTAATAGCATTTGAACTATCATCAATTACCTTAAGGAATTTACTATACTTAAATCGTGCTCCATATCTATTTAATTCAGTTGATTCTCCGTATTTTGTAGCATTTTGTATTGCTAAAGTCGAAACAGCAGCAGCATTTGGTGCTAAATTGGTGTTATAATAGATTTTAGAGTCAATTTCAAGGTAAAGATACTTCAAATCAAGAATTTCAGGTACAATTCCTGCAACTGCATACTTTTTAAGCTTAGTTTTAATATTTTCTTTAATCAAATTAGGTAAAAAATCACCTGTTCGTGGTTTTATGCTTATAAAAACCTTTCCGTACTGAGGAGGTATCAATTCTTCACCTCCAAAAACAGAAATTGACTCAGTTTCGGGATAAATTCGTGATGGAATTAGTGTTTCATAGTCATTTGCAGTCAAAGCACGATTTTGAGAGGCATAAATGCGTGGTGCATACTTTTTAATAGACTCAACTGTCTCAATATTCTCTCCACCTTGAGAAGAAACACCTGTAACAAGTAAAGAAATGCCACTTGTGATAGAATATTCTAAATTATTGCGATTATAGAACAATTTTCCTGCAAATGAGAATCCAGTGATGCCATTTGCACTATCTCCGTTACAAGTAATGTAATCTACTGTAATAAAATTACCTCCAGTTAGAGATTTTCCAAAAATATCATCTCCAAAGAAGATTTCATACCTTTCATCTTCAATTTCTTGTAAAAAATAGACTAAAGAATTTTTATCTATGTCAAAAAGACTATCTTGATAAGAATATTTGGTTCCAGTTGTTGATTGTTGGTTATTTTTGACTGTAACCGTGATTAAATTGGTATCAATACCAGAATTTGGTAAAATAAACTTCTGATTTGGGTCAGAACTGCTAAAAGTAAAGTCTTTTGATAAAAGTGTACCCTGATAAATCGAAATATTGTTAAAATCTGCTTTTCCATTATAAACTGGGACTGTAATATCCTCTAAAATGCAAAAAACAAAGGATTGATTGCCAAAAGATGAGTTTGTTGATGCTACTGGACCTTTTTTAAGGGTTAAAGATGAAGGAACTGGGTTAATTGTACTTAAATCTACACTAAAACTAACCGTTGCCCTTGCTGCAGTCCTTGAACGGGGGACATATCCTATATTTCTTGCTAACGAAACAACATTTTCTCTTAAAGTTGCACTATCAATGAATACTTCATTCGTTACCATGTTGGCATTGTATGAAGTAATGTAAGTATTGTATGCTAAAACATCTAAAATGGTTGAAAGGTTAGACCCTTCAAAGTCATAATCAGTGAAATTAGCATTTGTTTGCAAATACTCTTTAAGAGTAGTCTTAACTTGATCGTAATCAAGGTTAGAAAAATTAACTAACGGCATTTTACCTAGCTGTTTCTAAAGCGAATTGTAATTCTTGAGGTGGTATATCTGCACCTATAATCTCATATATGATCACAACATCATAACTGTAATTATCAAAATCAGGAACTGCTTCTACGGATACTAATTCTACCCTTGGTTCATAGTTTTGAATAGAGTTTTTTATTTCATCTACAATAAGACTAGCAGAAATGCTATCTAGATTTTCAAATAGGATATTTCTGACATTAGAACCGAAGTATGGATCAAAAGGTTTTTCACCTGGTATGGTCAGAACGATATTTCTTACCGATCTAGCAATTGCATTAGCATTTTTTAGAGCAATAAGATCATTTGTCATAGGATTTTTTCCAAATGACATACTAATATCTTTAAAACTTTGACTTACCCTTTGTAGAGGCACTATATTATACCGATTATCTTTTATTTATAGGGGTTTATGACTAAAATTCCTGAAGGTTAGCAGAATTCGCTCCATTATGCATTAAATCTACCTCATAATCGAGTCCATCAGGTTCATATAAGTCATTTTCTACCTTAAAATCCCTCTTTTTCGGAGTTTGGTTATCATTTGCTATCTCTCGTAGCATTTTTTGATGCTGATGATTACCCATGTTGTCTAAAAAATCGTTCATTTTAGGTTTTGCAATAAAAAAAGGACTCTTTCGAGTCCCTTGTATTTATCTACCTTGTCCACGGTAGCGTTTTTTTGCTTTATTTCGAGAGGTCGCTGCATAAGTAGTGTGTTTTCCTCTCCCCTGAAGGGTTTTTTTCGGTTTAGATTCAATAAGTTGATCTGAATTCCAGTTAACTGACTTTGCCATAATTTAATGTGGGTTATAAGTTTTAATATACCAAGCGAAAATGCATATTGCGAGAATCGCCGCTAGACCGAGATACGAAAGAAGTAGCATTACCTTATATAATACGAGATTTTTCGTGCCCTACACGAATACGAGGGTCACACATGATCTCAAATCCTGCTTCGATTGCATCTAAACAGAAACTGACATCCTCACCACACATATCTTGTACAGCACCTGATTCAAAGACTTGCATCTTTGGAGCAAACCAAGGATACTTCATCTGCTCTGATTCAAATACACCTTTCTTGATCATCAACCATCCAAAACCTGCATAGTCAACTGTAAAAGGTTTCTTTCTTTTCGAGATACTTTCGACGGTTTCGTGATTCATAACCCCGCCATTTTTGCGGAAGTCATCCTCTTCTAACCAATGAGCAACTGAAGTAGTTTTGCCGTCCTCTGTTGCATACCATCCAGAGACGATATCTTTAGTTTTCTCTTCGTCTACTGTGCCGTCTTCATTTACTGCATCTTCTGGTACCATCATATCACATAACTGCCAGAACTTCGCAGAATCAAATACGATATCTGAGTCAATCCAGAGTTGGTAGTCATATGCGAGTTTACCG